TCCCACTCTACATATATATTTTTTATATGATTTAAAACAGTTGAAATAACTTAATTTTATTTTTTACATTTTATGGTTTTGATTATATTTTACATAAAAATTAGAGTTTTTAACTCCCTTTTAACTCCTATATAGAACAAATTAAGGGTAGCATTTTGCTACCCTCTACTATTTATATCTTCCACCCTAAAAACTTCTTACAAGCTTCTTTAGCTGTGTCAATCTTGTCTTTGCCTAAATCACCGATATACAATATATCCCACTTATCATGCTGGTCATTTGGCAAATCTTTATTATTATCTTTAAAACATGGAATGCCTAATTGTTGGGCTATAAATTTAGCTGTAATCTCATTGCCATCTTTATAATACATTACGCATTTATTTTTGTTGCTTACCATGTTATCTGTTTTCACATTTCCACCCTCTATCTTAGACCCATGAATACCTTCCGCTATAACCTTTGCCATCTTTTCAAAACCTAAATTTTTAGCCAAATCTACATCATGTTTATTATCGCAAAAGAACGATTCTATCAATATAGCTGTTGGCTTAGTATCGTTTATCATATATAGACTTGCATTTTTTACCCCTCTATTTTTAAATCCAAGCTCAGACAATTTATTTACAACTCCAGAAGCAATTTTTTTGCCGGTATTATCTCCTTTATAGAAGAACACTTCTGAGCCATTTCCAGAACCATTACTAGCGTTTAAATGTAATTCGACAACTAGATTATAATTGCCATTGTTTGCTATTGGTAGTTTATATGTAGATTCTTCGTATTTTGTATTAAATTTTTTCTCTGGACAAATAATTACATCTACCTTATGACCTGCTTTTTCAAGATATTTTTTAATCAGTGGTGCTAGTTCTTTATTATAAAAATATTCATTTACAAAGCCTGATGCACTCGTATTTAGCCCATTTTTTAAAATTGAATGTCCAACACTTAAAAATATTCTCATTTCGCTCAATCCTTTCTTTACTATCTCATCATGCTGATACAATTTATACATCTCAATCAGCCCTATAAGCTGATTCGCATACTTCTGACTAGTTGCATACCCCGCACTTTGAAGAGCCTTACACGCCTTTTTATAGTCAGTTTCACCAATTACATTTTTATAGTTTTCTTTTCTCCACGTTGGATTATGAAAAAACTTAGCGTGATCAATAAGCGACTCTTGCCAGTTTCTATATTTCCTGAAATACGCATCTATGTAAAACTTCTTATTATTTTTATCATATTCAGCAGTTTTAACTAGATACTTTTCACCTTTCCAATCGTCTTTAGCTTTAATGCCAAACAGATTACAAGCATTTTTTGCTAGTTCAGATTTACCCCATCCGCTCTCAAGACAAGCTTGTGCAATAGTCACTGACGGTAATATTTTTCCCTCATGCCATCCAGCGATTGCACCATCTTTAATCTTATCTATAAATAATTCTTGTTCTGTCATTTTCTATCACATCCTTTAATCATCAAAATAAGAGCAAAGAGGTAGCACAAAGCTACCCCTATAAGTTCCTTATTCATCTCTTTTTCTCACTGTCTGAATGTACAGTTGACTTCCTAGTACACATATACCAGTAATCAATGTACCTTGCACAACTGCCTGTTGTCCATCCCATGTAGTAGCAAATACTAATACCCATGATATAACAAGCAAAAACCAAGGAATTAGATTATCACGTATCCTTGACTTTTTCATAAATGCACCAATCACAAACAATACAGGTATAAAAATTATCATATTCTCATTTATAAAATTCAATAAATTAAATTCCATATCTGTTACTCCCCTCTCTTATTGCTTAATTCAAACTTACACTCTCTTTGTTCTAAATTCTTTATCCTAGCATTATGATTCTCTGATTTAGCCGTTAAATCGTCAATCTGTTCAGAATGCTTATTTAGTCTTAAATCTTGATTTTTATTATGATTCAACACTGTTTCAAGCCTTTCGTTGAGCCTGATTATACTTCCATTCAATTTTAATAAGGGTGTAACCAATGCAACAATTGGCACCCCCACTTTTATTAAATACCACAAGAAATCTTGTTCTGTCATATATTTTATTCCTCACTTTTTTAAAATATTTTAAAAAAAGGGACTAGAAACTAATCTAGCCCCTAATTGTTATTGAACTAATCTTCTATGATTAGTTCCTGCAAGTCCATAGCTATTAAAAGCTCTTTAACTTTAGCCTTTAAAAATCTAGGTACTTCCTTATAAGTCTTTACACCTGCAACTATACAAGTAATCCAACACATTGCCATATCTTCTGCACCCCCTTTCAGTATAAATTTTAGAATATAAAAAAAGAACTTAATTTTTATAATTAAATTCCTCATTCTAATCATCTCCTTTTAACTTGTTAAAGTAGCCAATATTTCTGATATTTCAGCCACTGCGGTTGAACCTTTTACGTCAACCTCATCTATTTTTAATGATAATTCAGCTACACCTAAGGCATTTTCCACCTTCGCTTTATCAACTATTTTGGTCGCTATCTCTGTAGCTTTTTCTGATATTAATTCTTCCAATGATTTTTCTTGTTTTTCATTTGCCTTGCTTTCATCATCTTTTTTCTTCAAAAAAGCATTAACTATTTCAATATCTGATTCTCCACTAAATCCTTGTTCTTTGATATCTTCCAAAAAATACACTGAGGTATCATCTACTAACACCAATGTTTTCGTAGATGCCTGTGGGTATGCGTTTAACCATACACTAGAATCTAATCCCTTTAACCTTTCTACTCTATCCCATATTTTTATGTCATGCATATATAATACCTCTCTTTTAAATACTAAATATTCTTTCGTAAATTGTTCCGCCAGCTTTACTATTGTCACTATTATCAATCATTGATAATATTTGATTAAAATGACCATTTTTATCAATAAAAGCACCCATATTTGCGAGTCTATTGTATTTATTGATTTCGCCAATCTCGAAAATGGTCTCTGTTTCAAAATCCAAAATTTGTGTTGTACCATACAGTGATTTTCGATTTAAACCACAATTTATATTGAATTTATCATCCATAATAATATCTCTATTATAGCCGGTTATAGTTCCACTTGCAGCTGTTTTAGCTTTTACGGATTGCCAAAATTCATTCTCCTTAACAATATTTTTTTCGTTTAAAAAAGAAAAAGTATCTAAATTAAAAATGAAAACTTTGTATACACCTGCAGAATTTACTTGTAATAGATATATTTTTTCTCCAGCTATGATATTCCCTCCATAATTACCTGAAGTTAAATTTTCAAAATTATATTTAGAAATAAAGTTTAAATCATAATCAAACTTTGCAATTGAAAAACCTGATTGTTTTAAATCTGTTCCAATCACATAAATATAGTTATTATGACACACTACACTATTAGGATAAACATCTACTTGAGATATTTTTTTATTTATGATTGTGTTATTTTCACAATCATAAATTAATAATTCATTATAGTTTTTTCCATATACAAATTTTTTAGAAGCTTCATCAATGCCAATTTGATTTATACCTCCTAACATAGTTATGTTTGGTATTACAATTTCAGTTTCAGTTTCTGAAACAACATTATACTTCATTAAGCTTCCACCGAAGATATAAAACACATCATCGTCAATAGCAAATAAAAGTAACATTTTATTATTTCTGTCTGTTTTGACTTTTTTATATTCATTACCTTTAGTTTTAATATTTATAGTTGCCTCATTAGGGTAGGTTGATGCAACTACTACTTTAGTTCCATTTCTAGTCTCAACACCTCTCAAGCTAGAAAAAGTTCCCCAAGAAAAACCTTTGATGTAGGAATTTTCATGGTAAGTAAAATTTAGTTTTGGGTTTTTAACTATGCTACTTGTTTTTTTTATCCAATTTTTTAGTTCCTCAACATTTGAAACATTACTTGATTCAAACTCGGAACTTTTATCATTCAAGCTATCTTTTATTTCTTCAAAATATACCTTGCTTTTATCCAACTCATGCTTATAATTGATTAAATGCTCATCATACATACTAGCATTATCATTCCATGCCATACTTACTCACCACCATTCAACTGTCTAAATTGACGATTTAGCCTGTCAAATTCAGCATTATTTGTTGTTATCTTCGAATTAATAGCATTTAATTGCTCATTCAGTAGATTATCAGCTTGCTTTAGATTTGTTGTAGTATCAAATACCTCATTAATCGCTCCAACAGTGCTATTTTTTTCATTCGTCTTTAAACTTGTTAGAGTTCCTATTGAGTTCTTGATTGCTTTTAAGACCTTATCAAGAGTCTTGTTTCCGTCAGTTGTAACCTTTACTTTTAAATCTGTAAGCTCGATGCTATTTAGCTTTTTCCAGATGAATTTAATGAAATTTGCTACGGACTTTTCAGAACTTAACTCTATGTCTTGATTAAAGCCATCTATTTCTATACCACTAATCTTTCCTATATTTTTTTCTACTTCATTGAAATTCTCTTGAATGGCATCTATATCAACTATATTTGTATCTGTTATTTTGTTTAAGCTTAAAATCTCTGTTTTTTCGTAACCCTCCATCACAATACCCCCTCTCTCAAGTCATTCCACGTTTTACCTTCTGTTTTCCATTCACTATAAGTCTTACCTATATTTTTAATATCGCCCCAAGTACGATACTTAAATTCAAAGTCATACGCAAGGTGTGCTGGCTTTACCTTATCAATTATTTTTTTGATTTCGTCTATCCTGTTCGGTATTCCTACCGTACTGACAAATCTCACTACAAAACTATAATCACCAAAATTTTCAATTACCTCACACTTCCCATTACTATAACTTTCAGCAATCCTTTTAATGACATCTACCGTTGTGATACCATTTGCTCTGATACGTGCTAAAATATTACTCCTTGATGTTTCAATATCTACATTCTTATCATAGTCTATCCCAGCTAGGTTAGACCACCAAGGTAACGAGTACGTCGCACTTGAGATGAAATATTCTTTTTCTGCTAATATCAGATTATCAAATAATTGCTCAATCTCAATTTGACAGCACCTCAGCACCTCTTTTACATAGCTATTTAGGTATACTTGTGGGAAATATGACTCTAAGTCTCTAATCTTATACATCACCCATCACCTCAAATTTAATATCACCTATCTTCGCCTTTTGTTGTGAATCGATTTTAATATTTGACGTACGTCCATTTATTTTAAAATCCACTACATCAGCCACACTCTCAATGTTTGCCAGTAGAGAATACATTTTGCTATATATGACTTCATTGGATTTTAGTAGATAATCACCGGCTATATTTCTATATTCTTTTTCAATTCCTTTAACATCGCTAGCTTTCACTTTGGCTGTAATGCTCAAGCTATAATCGCTCATGGATTTTACCGTCACACTTGCACCTATAGGCTTGATACTATCTATATGTACTTTAGTCGCATTTACTACCTCACTACTTACCACGTTATTAGCACCTGCTACCACTACCTCCACTGTACCATTTCCGTATTTTAAACCAGTAGTTTTGGAATCCACTACCCCATCTACTTCTTTCGCCCACTCATTATAGTGGTCTTCATTTCCGGACGTACCTTTATTTCTCTGGGTATAGAAAAACCTGGTATTAAAATCTTCATCACTCTCTATATCAATACCTCCAGTCAAATCTTCTTTATTATATATTCTCTCAAAATACATCTCTTCACATTTAAAATTGCTCTCAGCTTTAATGTTTCCAGCACTACCTACATTGACAGCCATTATATGAATATCTACACTATTTTCTGATAGTTGTCCTGCATGAAGTGTCACAAAATCCACACCATTACATGATATTGTCAGCCCTTCGGGTACTATCTCAGTGCTGGCTGTCACAAAGGTAATTATACCTCTTGCATTTTTCCCTTCCTTTCTGTCATATCCGAACTCCCACGCTCTTTTATCCAAGAAATCATTTCTTCCATCCACTAAAAATATTTGCTTTTCTTCTTCATCTTTAATTGTATATTCTCTAGCTATGGCATTGGCTACAGATGAGAATATAGCATGGGTGATAGTTCCTTCATATATCGGAATATCCATATTAAAATTGTTTATCATAGAGCTTAATATATCTTCCTTGCTTCTTACCTTCACTATATCACTCCCTCTATTTTCTCATTCCCGTACTTCGTGTCTATTTCAATATTAATATATAGTTTGTCAGCTTTTCTATTTACCCCCATATTCCTAATATCATTAATGTACGGATTTGCCATCAGACAATCTTTGATGTATCTATAGGCTTCAGTCTCAGTCAGCTCCTTTGAATACTCCCACCCAATCAATTTTCTATGCTCACTTCCATAATCGCTTGAAAATATCTGATTATGATTGAATCTCTGTGTCTTGATTGCCAAATAGCACCATATTTTAATCGCTTCCAATCCCTCTACTATGGCTATATTGCCTGTATCATCTAATATCACTTCGCCACTATCATAGCTAATCTTCATTTCTTTTGGATTTGGCAACTCATTTATTGTATTATAACCATAGTCGCTCTCTACTCCGACAAATGGGAAATTACTCATAGCTCACCACCTTATCTACCACGATAAACTTTTGCTCTGACTCCTGCTCATACAGCAGTACCAGCAAATCGTCACCCACTTTAAAATCATTTTTCTTAATTTTATGTGTGTGATTATCAGCATTTTCGGTGATATTCCCCGTTAGTGCCAATTTGGTATTTGATAGAATAGCTATTTGTTCGGCAAATATCTCACCAAAATATCCATTAGATATTTTAAATGGATCTACGCTTTCTACTCTTACAATGTAAATATTATTTCGCCTGTATGCACGAGCTTTCTTTTCTATTTCTCTCTTCAATTCCTCATATCCATTCACTACCCCCAGCACCTCCTTACATAATACTTTCCATAGGTGTATAGCTTTCTTTTTGTGATAGGTGCTCCTGCCGGACCTCCATTATGTATTATCATTCCATCACCCACATACAGCACTACGTGTCTTCCTGAAGGTGAGTATTTACTGCCCATTACAATAAAATCTCCGGGTAAAATATTTTTAAGGCTCACAGCTTTACCATTACTCTTTTGTGATGATGTAGCACTTCCCACAGTAATACCAGCTTTCTTATGAATAAAATATATGAAGCCACTACAATCGGTATTATAAATATTGCTCCTGCCACCATATGTATATCGACCCTTGCCGACCATCTTATACGCTTCTGCTAATATTATTCTCTGCTTTTCATTACTGGTAGCACCACCACTAAATGATATTCCTAATGATTCATCACCTTCACCAGTTTCACTGCTTTCTTCCTTGTCGCTTCCGGCTTCCTTACTATCCATTATATTGTTGAAATTCAATCCTAGTGTACATTTATATGCTCCACCACTCCATTCGTGAGTGTCTGAATCTATGAAAAATTCTCCTATCAGTCCTGTCTGTGGTTCTTTGACATGCACCTTCATACCACTTCTACAATTATAATTTCCATATCCAGTCAGATTTGTAGTGTAATCTGACCCATGATACTCTGCATTGATTACTTCCTTAGTAGCTTTATTTTTATCTTCAACCTCAATGATTTTATTTTTAATAAAATAAAAAATCTTAGACAATTCACTATTAGTATTTTGCGATATTTTATTCCCCTTATTGTCGGTGACTGTTACGGTATTAATCAAATTATCAATGGATATGTTATGGTCTAGGTCATATATATTGTTATTTTCGTCAAATGAAATATCTATCACTTGACCTCTTTCAATAACATTGATTTTATCCAGCTCTACCTCCACCATATATTGTTTTTTAGTAGTTTTGGATGCTAGTGTATACATAGTCATTATCATTTCATATGCAGATACATCTCTAAAGAATCTAGTCAATTTAATATTAGTTTTTGCTATTTTCCCTATCCCTAATTTAGATTGCTTGATTACATCTTCTGCTATTTTTTCTGCAGTGATGTTATTATAGTTCTTGCTAATTTTAACACTACCAAGATTATATCCTATATCCTTCACAGTAATTTTTACCGTATGTGATTTAGCACTTTTAGATACATCTATGATATTTCCTCTGTATAGTTCCTTTTCATTTTCATAAAAACAAATACTTGAACCCTCCAGTATACCTATACTTTGTAATTGTTTATCATATATGTTTTGAAATATTTCAGTCTCCAATGTCCTTGAAATATTAGCACTATCACCACTGATTCTGACATATGGCACCATATCAGTAATATCCCAAAATGCACCTTGCCTAATATGTAATATTAATTTAATCAAGGTATCACCAGCTTCCATCCAGCACTTATTACATTAGAATTTTTTAACTTAGGATATTTCTTTTGATTTTCTGCATTATCTCTGATTCGCCTATATTTAGAGCCATCTTTGTAGTATTTGTCAGCAATATCCCACAAACAATCTCCCTTAACTACAGTGTGAATTTTGCCTACTGTCTTAGCAGATTTATCATCACTCCTTTTATTCAATGGCACCTTAGTAGTAGCGACATTGCTATTACTATTGACACTACTACCCGTATTATTCAACGGACTCCACCCCACTGCTTTAGGAGTGATATATTCAATTATATCTAGGGTAAAATATATATCTGCAGTTGCATCTTGAATCCCTCTCTTAAATCCAGTGACCTTGATAGGCATATTAATTTCAGTCTCAGTCACAATATATCTAATCTCGGACTGAGACCTTGCTATTTCATCAATTATTCTCACACATTCCATAGGCTCTGGAAAATCATAAAATTCTAGATAGGATCTATCCTTATCACTTGGAAAATGAGAGCTTAGGCTCGTCTTTTTCAAATTCTTTCCACCAAATATAGATATCTCATTTCCATTGGCAAGATAGTCAGTGTCCACCCTATATCCGCCGTCGATTTCTATCTGCTGAGGTACAAGAGGGAATCTAAATAGTATGTTTTCAGTTTTCAACCACGCTTCCATTATATCCCTCCTTACACTGCAAATCTTATATATCTAGCAATATCCTTAGCCACCTTCTCTGAATCAGCTTCTTCTCTTACTTGCAATACATCAGCCAATTTAGGAATATTGATAATAGTAGTTTTGGAACTATTGCTGGAAGTAGCTCCATTTCTATATTTATCAGCTTCCGACTTATTTAGCACCATTTCGTCCTTATGTAGCATAGCCCTATATCCATCAAACGGAATTCTATTCTTACCAGTCCTATGCTCACCGTCACTACTACGATTATTGGAGAATAGGTTGATTACACCGCTCAAAGGCTTAGATAGTGCTTTCTTAATTTCATTCCACTTCTTTTTCACCTTACTCAAGGCACTAGCAAAGCCACTCGTCTTAGCTTTCACCCAACCAGTAATTACTTTCTTCATCAAGCTCTTAAGAGATTTCCATTTGTTTTTAACCCAATCCACAGCTTTTCCAAACGCTTCCTTATTTAGCTTGATTACAGCCTTAATTGGCATTAAAAATATATTCTTGATAGTTTTCCAATATGCACTTACTATTTTCTTGATGCCATTCATTATATCCTTGACACCCTTACTCATCAAATCAAAATCACCTGTCACTAATCCTACTATGACCTTCACAATTCCTCTTATTACAGTTAAGACACCATCTAATGCTAGTGCTACACCAGTAATTATCGACACAACAGCACCAATTATATTCGCTCCTACAAATAGAAATATATTCAGTATATTCATTAAATGTGGCTTAATATCATTAAATAGCTTGCCAAATTCTTTGCCTACTATCTTAAATCCATCAGCAAATGATTTAACTGTATTTTTCAAATCACTAAACACAGCCTTGATATTATCTAACCCAATTGTTGCATCTAAGAATTCTAGTAGCTTCTTTTTGACTTTAGCAAATACTTCAGATATTTTATCCCAATTCTTATAGACTAGCACACCAACTGCAATGATTATCCCTATTACGCCTAGGAATTTCCAAGCCACTGCTGGCAATGTGATAAAGAATCTTATCAATCTTGACCCACTTAATAATAGACTACCCATCGTCTTTAAGAAGCTTCCTATCACAAAATTCACTGCTCCAAATACTGTCAATCCTACTGTAAATGATGCAAAGAATCTTATCACTTCAGGATTCATTCCTTTTATTCCTTCTAATATTCCTTTTAGTGAATCAATCCACTTCCTTGCTGTAGGTGTGATTGCATCTGATACTGTAATCAAAGTGTCTTCCCAAGCTGATTTCAATTCCTCAAGGCTACCTTGTAGGTTATCAGCCATTACCACAGCCATTTTATTTAATGCACCACTTGAATTATTGATTTGACTAGTCAAATCTGAAAATGAATTTCCCATTCCATCTAGCACTATCTTTAAATCATTAGCATATTGCTTGCCACCAATCATCTGAATATAATGATTTCTCTCAGCCTCGGTCAGCGTATCTGTCTTGGATTTCAACTCTTTCAATACGTCTACTTTTGACCTCATTTTTCCGCTAGAATCAGCAACATTGATTCCTAGTGCTTTCATAGCCTTACCAGCTTCAGCACCTGTAGAGTTTAAATTCATAAATATTCTACTTAGTGATGTACCAGCTTCACTGCCTTTGATACCAGCATTAGCCAATATTCCTAGCAATGCATTAGTCTCGCTCATGCTTATATTAGCAGTTCTCAGCGACCCACCTGCACCAATCCACGCTTCCATCAATTGTGCCACATCAGTATTTGTCACATTCGCAGTTTTTGCGACCATATCCAAATATTTAGTTGCATCTTTTACAGGAATGTTCGCAGAATTCATAGAATCAGCTAGCAAGCTTGATGCTTGTGCCATTTCTATATTTCCAGCTATTGCAGTCTGCACTAGTGGCTTAGATAGGCTTAATACATCATTCACACTATATCCAGCTTGTGACAAGAATACCATTGCATTTCCTGCATCCATTGCACTTTTGGAAGTGGTTGCCCCAACTTCTCTCGCCTTATCTCTTAGCTTTTGAAATTCAGAGCCAGTAGCACCTGATATAGCCTTAACTTGTGACATTGTCTTATCAAATTGCATTCCAGTCTTTAGTGCTGCACCGCCCATTGCCACAAGGGGAGCAGTCATAGTTAATGTCGCAGTGCCTACTGCTTGCATATTTCCACCTACTCTATTTAGCATTTTCCCAGTGGTCATCATGCTAGAGGTATATCCATACATCCCTTTTTGCACCTTAGTAAGTGTCGGAGTGACCTGATCACGTAATCTCAATATAGTATCAATTACTTTCGCCATTTTTCCCTCCTAAAAAATAGGTGACTAGATAATCTAGCCACCTAACATCTTATTCATCATTTCTGATTCTTTATTTCTTTGCTCAATTTCTTCCCTTAAGAAAGCATTGGCGATTATTCTTTCGCCTTTGCCCATATTATATGTTGAAGATGGGAGAATTCCCTTCTCTTTGAACATCAGATACATGAAATTCACTTTCCCATCTTCCCATATTAGTTTTTTACTTCGTCAATCAAATCTTCACTATCTGCCAATCCACCTAGATTTGCGATGAAATCTGCAAGCTTTTCAATTTCAGATTTAGTCAATAATTTCTTGATTAAATCTTTTGAATCTGTGCAATTAAAATGCTCTTGCAGTTCCTTATTGGAAAATAAACTGCACCCTAATAATATCAATTTGATTTTAGTGTTAAATGTAGCAATTCCAATGCCACCAGATAATTGAATATTCAACGCTTCTTCATCAAGATTTGTTGCCTTTTCAGAATCTACCTCCACACATTCAAATTCCACTTCTTCACCGATTCTCTTTAATTTCATTTTAAGAGTGCCTTTATTTTTGCTTAACAACCCAGCATCTATTTTCATTAATTTTTCGACTATACTCATTCTCACATCTCCTAATTATTAATTTTTATAAAAATTATACAGATTCTAATATTTCCCAATTTGTAAATGTAAACGCTACCTTTTCTTTTTGAACCTGTCTTACCTGCCAATCTGCAAGAGTTGCTTTATCTAGCAGTGCATCATATACTGCTATTCTTTCATTACCCATTGCATCAGGATCATCAATATTTGCCACTATTTTAACTCGTGGAGCCTTACCTCTTTTTAACGAATCAGACACAAATTTCATAATTGATGAATCGACCTTATTTAATTCAAATTCGCCCTTACACTCATATCCTAGCAATTTCTTATGCTTTGCCATGTCTTTTCCCTTATCAATATCTCCATATTCAGCATTTATTTCAATATTGACTGATATGACTTCTGCATATTCAGTATCATTTATCCATAGCTCACCATGTGACCCACAAAATGTATTGTCAGTATTATAATTTTTCATTTTAACCTCCTAGCAACTTACTGTGACTTGAATATCTTCCATTGCATCTGTGAATGACAAGTCTGCTTTTAAGAATACATTGCTTCCAGTATTCGCATGTCTTATATCCTTTTCACTCATATTGCTTGTGTCGATATTCTTGATAGTCTTCAAATAATTCTCCTGTGCTACCACGTCAATATCTACATCACTTTCCGAAGTAGATGCTAATATTACACCCATTTTCACCAATTCCGCATTATATTGCTTGATTGACGTGATTAGTAGCATTTTTTCATTGATTCCATTTTGCATAGCTCCAAGATATTTTTCATTAATCAATTCCTTAATCTCTCTTTTCCACATATGCATCTTAGCTATAATCAATATTTTCTTCCTATCCTCTGTCTTTCCATTAAGATTAGTCAAGGAATTTACTCCTCTACCAAATCTCACCTTGTCCCAGTCATTATAGATTACTAGCTTGCCAGCTTCAATCAACTCATCATATTTAGCATTTGTCAATCTTTCCACACTTGCCACGTCTTGAAGCTCTAGATTAGTGATTGCTCTAGTCAGTGGAGTTCCGCACAATGCACTTGCTACCCTAGCAGTGAATAATGCAGCACTAACCTCCACATTAGATTTATTGCCTAGCTTATCCATTACAATTTTATTTCCTACAAAATTCACTATATATTCTGAATCGAATCCCTCACCGCTTAGCACAGCTTTCACTTCAAGATTTCTGTCATTATTCAAATCTTTCACCCACTTGCTTATTTCAGCATTCTTAGCACTAAATTCAGGACAACATATCCAATCGAATTTTATTCCCTCAAATACCTGTAGTGATTCCACTATCTTTTCTTCCACATTGCAAAATGCAATATGCACTCTATATGGTCTATTTGTCGCACCTCTAAATATCATCTCAAGTGCCTTTTCTCCATCAGCCTGCAAGCTTATCTTGTCAGTAGCTAACTTTGACTTAGCTTCTTCATAGCTCTTGAATGTGTAGACATTCGTGCTATTTGCCTTTAGTAGCATTGCTACAACACCTCTTTGCAGTAATCTAGACGTGTCTTCAGCTTTTGCGACAAAATCAATCTTTGTAATTGGTAGTCCCATTTTTTACCTCGCTTTCATTTACTTATTATTTATTTCTACATTTTCCATAAAATCATACTTTTCTTTTTCATAAGCAATCAGATAACTTAGCTTAAAAGTAAATATCAAATATCCATTTTCCTCGTCAATATCATATTCAATCTCTTTTACATTCAGCACTCTATCCTTTACATAGAAATTCAATCTATAGCACTCTTCAAGCCTTGCTATCATCTTTAGCATATCAGCTTGGTCTTTTTCAATTTTAGGAAAATATATTGCCCTCAATCTTACATTATTCTCTTGAAAGGTCTTATTCAAAGCACTTGATGAAATAATTTCCATTTCGGTGAAAAATACTGGTGTGTCAAAATTTTCATCCACTTGCTTACTTGCCACTTCTATTCCAGTAAATTTCTTTAAACTTTCATTAAATGCTTTCTTCACATCAAATATAGTCACCAAATATATCACCTCAATCTATATTCAATCATATGATATATCCAATTTTGTATATCTTTTTCATATGTCAAATTCATCTTATCTCTTGCATTTTGAATAGGTCTAAATGCTTTCACACGTCCTAAATGCACTTTCTTCCCTCCATTTTTCTTCTTAGCACCAACATATTTTACTAACTCATGCCCTTCTTCTATCAAATGTGCATGTGGCTCATTCAATTTTACTTCCACCTCAAAGGTCTTCCCTATTTTCACAGGTTTTCTGTGTTTAGGGGCTTTCAATAAATGCTTAGTCCTAATCAATCCTTGTCTTTCAATATCTTCAGATATTAGATTCTCTAGTTCCTTAGCTTTCCTATCCAATTTCTTCTCGACTTCCTGTGGCAATTCTCTCTCAATCTGATCTAGTGCTTTAATATACTCATCAGCACCTATCACTATTACACTACTCATATTTCGACCTCTTACATATGATTTCAAGATATCTTCTTCTATCCACCTCTTGCACTGACTCAATTTCATATTCAAGACCTTGATATTTAATCACGCACTTTCTATTAATGCCCCTTAAATATCTTATGTTAATTTTATATAAATCATCACCGACTATAGTCCCAGTCTTATCCACCTTCTCGCTGGATTTCATTGGCACTACATTCGCCCACACTCTTTTATATAATTTCAATCCTTGAATATTCTCCGACAATTCATTTTCATCATCACTATATTCTCCAATCACTTCGCCCAATTCATTTCGCTTACAGCGAATTTCATTAGTATTCTCAATGACATCATTGCCTTTAGTCTTAACTATTCCACCTACAATATTTTTCTTATAGATTTCAATTCTTCTATCCATTTTCCCAATAAATATCATCTAGATCACCTAGCTTTCGCTATATTGAAGCTGCTGAATCATTGACGTGACAATCTTACTCACTTTGTCATAATTGCTATTTTTCGTAAATAGCCTATTGTCATACCATTCAGAAATTATAGTCAGCATTACAAGCTGTGCCATTAACTTGAATGCTTCCACTTCCATTTTGGAATCATATTCATCAATAGCACCTCTCATATATGCATTAGCGGACTTGATGAGGTGATTAATTAGTGAATCGTCCTCATCATTGTCTACTCTAAGATAGTTTTTTACAAAATCTAAATCCACTAATCACACCACCTTACTACGCTGTAGGCTTCTTCATTTCGCAAAGCACCAATGCCTTATCGTCATATATACCTACATCAAATCTTTCAATCACCCTTAGCCACGTAGTGTTCTGTTTGAATCCTGCTTCTTCAGATATTGCGATTTCAATTTCTTGCCTATCAAAGAAATCTAAATATTCTTCAGCATCACCTATGTAGAATGTTAGATTCCCTGCAGTCTTTGGTGTTAATTCTTCATCTGAGAATACTTCAATTACCTTACCTTTTAATTGCTTCTTTGTAGGCTCTGCTAGACAAGGCTGTAGTAATGGCAACCCATTTCCGTCTTTCTGTTTATCCAACCAATCAAAAGAAGTCTGATTAGTAATTATTTTTGCATTTTCAGCAATAGCTGGATCTATTCCCGTATTCAAAGCTGACACTAAATCATCTACACCTTTCATAGTAGTAGCAGTCAATTTCTTCATTTCAGTAATTATCAGTTTATTTTCAGTCCTTACAGATGCCTTGGCAAACTCCTTTCCTATATAATCAACTATATTCACATCAGTGTCCTGTAGGAATGAATTACTCACTGGAATCAATAGTCCATAGTCTTTCACGTTCCAAGTCTTCTGAGCAAATTTCAAATCCTTTTCAGTCAAGTCACTTATTTCATCAAAATTCACTAACTCTAATTTTGAATTGTCACCCTCAGTGCTAAATTTACCAGACCTAGTAGTGACTTTCTTGACATTTACCAAATCTTTCAGTGCTCTTCTTTTTCTTCTCAATTCCCTAATCTGAGTTTCATGCGTTTCAGGAAGTAAAAAACCTCCTCTAGTATCTTCGCTTCCTATCACACCTACTGCACCAGCTTGATTAGAAATCAACTTTTCTTCAACATATTTTCTTTCACTTTCATTTAACTTCTTCCCCATCAAAGCCTTGTTAAATGCTCTATTTTCATTTACCTTCTCACCTTCCGGATGATACTCTTTTCCTGAATTAACTACATTATTTTGCTCATCAGCTTCTATCTTTAATTGGATTTCCAATTCCTTGTTTAAATTATCAATTTCAGCAATTAACTTATGTGCATTTTCTATGTCGCCTGCATCTCTTAATTTTTTCATTTCATTTTTCTTATCTTCTATTTTTTTCTTTATTTCAACACTTAATAGCATATCTGTCTCCTTTTTTATAAAATTATTTCCAACTACTTATATTGATTTTTTCAATAAAAAAAGTTACTATTATTTAGTAACTCTTTCAAATTTATCCATATTTAACAAATCGATATTACACTTAAATCATTTATTACAGTGTAAGTGCTATATCAATCTCTCTACTTTTTCTATTCAATACATCTCTCTTTTCGTCTTCATTATAAAATTCATCACTATAGTTTAATTTTTCCTTATTAAAAATATCCTCTAGTGACTTAGGCACTTTTGTATAATTATAAACACAGCTACCCACCTTATTATCAATTACTACATTTTTAGTGACCGTATCTACTGTGAAATACTCTTTAGCTTTTTCTCCGGTAAGCCAAGTCTCATCGTTAATCATCTGATTTACCTTATCTTTGCTCACTCCTTCTACTGCCTTGGTCATATATGTATTTAATATGCCTTCTTGCAATGTCTCCAATGTCTCAGCCATTTTCAAAAAATCATCTGAATTGCCACTACACCAGCTTGACGGCTTATGTATCATAATATATGCATTTTCAGGTATTTCAATGCTATCACAGCCAAATGCTATTACAGATGCTGCACTTCCTGCCAATCCATCTACTATTGCCTTAGTACTTGCATTATGTCTTTTTAACATATTACTTATGGCAATCCCTGCGAATAAATCTCCACCACCTGAATTAATATATACATTCACAGCCTTATTATTTGCACCATCTAGCAAACTCCTGATATCTGACGGGTACGTGTCCATGTCTTCACCCCATGACCATCCTTTCCAACTATCATCCACAATATCACCTACTACATAGATATCAGTATAATCTGTATTATTCTGTACTCTTATCATTATCTTCACCTCCTTCCTCCGGTATACTTTCATACGCTTTACCTATGTTCTCCAAGTCTACATATGACCCATTTACCATAATTACATCTCCACCCTCAATCTTAGGCATACCAAGATAATTTCTGGCTTCGTTAATTGTGTATATGGATCCTGTAGTCAGCTTAGAAAGCGACTCAGTTTGACTTTTTAAGTCACCTCTTAAGATAGATGCTATATTAAATTCAAAATGATATCCCTTGCCCCTTTCTTCACTGCTTAGTAGCTTATAGTTAAATTCCTCCTCATACTGAGTGAGGATAAATAATAGAGTATCTACATAATATGTCAAATTCTGCATTTCACTATTTGCATAGCTTGATTTCTCATAATCATTTAAATGATTAGGCTTTACACCAAATGCACTGGCAATCTGAAGTGATGTATACTTTTTCAACTCATAAAATTGGCTGTCAGTCAGCTTCAAATCTAGTGGTACCAAATCCATTCCTAAGGGAATCGGTATTATCCTTTCATTACTATCATTGCTTGCAAATTCAGCAATTTCTTTCACCAGTCTTTCTTTCTTTTCTTTATTGAAATCTCCCACATATTTGATTATCGCATTAGCCGTCAATCCATTTTTGTATAGATTGTTTAGATATTTCTGTGATTCCTTAGCACTACCTAGGGTACTTGCAAGAATTTCTCTCACAGATTTACCTACGAATCCATCTGTAGTTGTACCACCCTTTAGGTGTAGAATTTCACCCGGCTTAAAGTAATACATCTTCCCATTATAAGAATATTGATACACATATTTCAAATTGACATTAGTACTATTTAAATCATCAGAATTATTCACAATAATACTCATATTCTGTGGTCTAAGTGGAATTATCTCCACTAATTTAGCCCCTCTATAATTAAGATATGCATATGAATTCCCGTAATGATTTCTATTAAATTCCATCAATGTTTTAAATGTACTTGGTGTCATATATGAATTGGGTCTCACTGCCAATAGTTCCAATGCTTCGTGATTACTAACCTTATTACCATCACCATCTTTTAGATGTATTGATAATTTCCCTAGTGATTCGCTTAACACCTTCATACAAATAAAATACGTCACCTCTGATAAATCATTTGTAAATGCCAAATCTTTTTTCTTGAAAAATTCATTAATCTTACTAATACTTACTTCATTATCTTTAGTTTCATTTTTGAAAATCCTATTTATTATTCCCACTACTTCACCCCCATTCTTATTGCCTATTCTTTTTCTTTGATGCAATCTTAATGTTGGCTATAGTAAATATCACAAATACCAATATCCATAATACTATACCTATATACATCGGAATAAATGTTTGAATCCAATTCAGTTTACTTATCCCAGCAATTTTAAGCAACACCATTCCTACCTGAATCAATCCTAATACTCCCATCTTCTTGATTTACCTTCTTTCATCTTGCTACCTCTTATTTCATAAAAAATACCATTTCTATTTTTAACTACGATATTTCTTATCTTAACTACACTATTTTTTGTCCTTAAAACTTGACATCATAACTTCCCAATCGTCGAAATCATCATCAGCATTATATTTCAAATTGTCTTTATTTAAAAAATACAACTTCCATGCATCTATAGTTGCATCTACAGGGTCTATTCTTCCTGTAGTTGTATTCTTATCTATCTTCGTTTCGCCAAAACTATTTTTGGTAGTGATTGCATTAGAAAAAGACCAGCTAAGTAGCTCGTCTTCATCATTATATTCAATTCCCAGTGCATCTACCGTCAATTTAAAATCTATCGTTGCATCGGACAGGCTTCTTGCCGACTGTACAATTTCGGTCAAATCACAATTTAAAAACTCCAAATCACTTATATATGCCCCTGCATTATGAGGATCATATCCACAGTCAATGAATTTTAAGTCATACTCTTCTTTTATTTTTTTCAAGTAAGCTGTGATAAAGCTGTAATCAGTCTTATATCCTCCACCACCAGTGGTAAGGTCAAGCAATCCTTTATCAGCCCACAACTGATATGGTACATCATCAGTCTTTATATGCTCCTCTAATCTCATAATAGGCATAAATGAATGATGATGTATAAATACTTTTTCATCATCATTTTTCGGAGGAAATATCAGCACAATACTTGTCAAATCTCCTCCAGAGGAAAGGTCAATCCCAAGTATACACTCTCTCCCTCTCAAATCTTTTAGAGTTTTTTTGGACTTACATTTTATAAGTTTTTTTAAATCCAGTAACTGTCTACCTGCATTTGTCACCCACCGATTTAGTTCCTTAGTCAAGAAGTTTACTAGCTCATTACCGCCTTCTTCCTTAGCACTCACAGCCTTCTCTTTTACCCTTTGAACCATTTCCTCATTCAAAGTATCATCCTCATTCCACATTCTAAGTGGAGAAGCTTTCGCCCAATTCTCAGGATTCCAAATATCATCATCTTCATCCATTTCAGCTATAAATATGAACTGAGAATCTTTTGTGATAACTCCCTCTAATATTTTCTTGCACATCTGATATTTCTGATGGCAAGCACCACCTATATTAAATCCTGCGGTAGTTATTATTAATGTTAAAGCCGAATCAACATTAATCTGCCCATCAAGTAAAAGCTGATACATTTTAGCATTAGGATGTGCGTGATACTCGTCTACTATCGAAAATATAGACCTGAATCCATCTGCAGATTTTGTATCTCTACCTATAGCCTTAATTTCAGTTCCGGTTACAAAACTTTTAATAGTTCTGTCATGCTCTCTAATTTTATACATTTTCTCAAGCCACTTATCTGACCGGATAAACTTTGCCAACTCATCCCATACTATATTTGCCTGGTCTTGCTTTGTAGCAGCACAATATATTTTCCCTAGCTTATATCCTCTAAAGGTACTAAAATTATTACTCTCTGAACCTGCCAAAAATGATTTACCATTTTGCCTAGCTATTTGAATATATCCCTCTCTATATCGTAGTGCATCATTAGATTTCTTTTTCCAGCCATGTATAGACCCGATTATAAAATTCTGAAAACCTCTAGTTTTCAATTTTTTTTCCTTTTCACCTTCAGCTATAACCAACTCATTAGTAATATTTATATATTTTTCAGCTTCATCAACATCAAAGTAATAATCCCACTCTCCTTCAGATTTTTTCAAATCTTCCAAATGCCTTTTACAACATAATATTTCAGTATTACCTTTCTTTACGATTCCATCTACAACCTTTAGGGCATATTCCGTAGTTCTATCCATTAATTCACTTGTAATCATCTACAAATATTTCAAGAAAGGATTTGTTGTTGATTCTTCCGACTTAGGAATCACAAGTCGCAATCTATCAGATGTGGCAAGTCCTAATTTAGAAGAACACTGCATTATAGTATCTACTTGCATTTTTCTAATCTTGATAAGGTCTTTAGTTTCCTCTTTCACAAAAGTATTGCCTTCATCATCTACAATCGTAAATCCAAAATCATTTATTTTCTTAGTCACTTCTACATATGTAGAATATGCATCGCAGTAAATTGATAATATAGACAAGTCCATATTATCAATTAATTCAAGTGGTTCAGATTCCACTACAATTCTTTTAAATTCCTTCTTAGCTTCTTTCGATAACCAAGCTGGAGCCTTTAAATCTCTCTTAACCTTCAATTTAGATTCTGCAATCTCTCTTTGCAATTTCTTTTCCTTACCAATTTTTCCTGTAGAAACTACTGATAGTTTTGGCGGTCTTCCTGTCTTTGCCATATTTAATCCCTTCCTTCCTTAAATTTTCACATATAAAAAGAGCCTTTCAGCTCTTATTCCTTTAAATTCACATATAATGAATGATATTTTTCTTCTTGCAAATATTTTATTATATCTCCTTTTCTATGAAAATAAGAAATCATATTATATGAATGTTCAATCAACATCATTCGATTTAATATGCTTATGGATTTATAAAAATTTTTGTAGAAACTATTTTTATTTTTAAAACCTTCTCCAATGTTACTATTATTTTTTAAACAAGATAAATAATCTTCTACTAAGCTCTCTTGCCATTTTTCACCACCATGTATATACTCACAAGCTTCTGAATATTGACTTTTTAAAAATGAATAGTAATTTTTATCCAAATAATTTTCGTATTTATTATCTGATAATCCTTCAAATGCATTAATTGTTACTCTTCCATTTTCTATTTTTTTTATTAGCCTTATATAATTTTCAATTATAGATCGTTTGTTTAAAAATATGTATCTGATTTGATTTTCAAGAATGCTATTCATCAAAAAATAGAAGTCTGAAATTAGGCTTATTCTATAGACATCAAGTTCTTTATCAAAACAAATCATTTTTAAAAAAATAATTTGTTTTGAAATAAATCTTATAAATTCACTATCGCTTTGATTACATTTTACCGAATTACTATTTAAATAATCCTCCACGTGTTCAACGAATTTATTTATATTTATTTTAATTTTTTTCAACTCAGGTTCTAAAAGTTTATCATTCATTTTAAATCCATCCATCAAAAGTATTTTTATCACTTTTATTTTTCAAATCTTGATACAATTCTATTTTTTTATTTATATATGAATATACATTTTTTTGATATTTATATATTTCTTCAGTATTATAAATAATTCTGGTAGTTTTAGCCACAATCAATGTCCTAGATTTATAAACATAATGTTTAAAACTAATGTCAAACACATTAGTAATAAATTCATCTATATCACTATTCTTTTGAAATATTTCTTTTGATAAAATCATTTCAGAGAGTATACCTATCATCTTATATTTTTGTATATTTTTACTTTTCAATTCATTCCTGAATATTATTAAACTAGAATACATATTTTATCCCTCGCCATTCCCTAATTTATTAATAAGCTCTATGCTAATTGCTTCAATATCTTCTCTTGAAGCCTTATATTTCGTTGGTAAAGGTCCTTGCTTTCCTCTTTGTATATCATTTACTATTGTTGATACTGAATCAAATATATCTATTTCGTTAACAATATCTTTACTTTCAAAATCTGTTTTTATTTGATTTTGCTTAACACTATTATTTTTATCAACCATTGTATATATCAACCCTAAACATTTCAATTCAATATCTTCCTGACTGATTAAATTATCAATTGCACGTTGTAAAGATCTAATACCTACTATAGAATATCTGTCTATTTTGTTCGGAATTAAATAATAATCAGAGGCCATTAGGGCACTATCCGTATAAATTGTTAAAGTTGGTGGACAATCAATAAATATATAATCATATTTATCTTTAAGGTTGTTGTTTTTAATAAAATTTTTGATTCTATTTACATATTGATGATTACTTATTGAATTTGCTAAAACTAAACTCAAATCCCCACACAATATATCTAAGTTATCTTTTAAATTTATAATTATATCTTCAGAACTAGGCATTTCAAATTTATTCATAATACTTTTATCCATTTCAAATAATCTAAAAATAGTTTTCTCATTTTTTTGGACAAAATTAGCATAAAAGTTTCCATTAACATCATCTTTGTTTTTACTTTTATATGTATCTAATAATGCTTGTGTTGCATTAAATTGAGGGTCTGCATCTATTATCAAAACCTTCTTATCTATATCTGATATGTAATCACTTATTCCTATGCTTAGAGTTGTTTTTCCTACTCCGCCTTTCATATTAATAATCGAAATAACCTTTCCCATGACTTACCTCCATAACTTAACATTTACATGTTCTATTATATCATATTGGAATTAGCATGGGTGATTTTTCTTAAATATTTTTGGACTTTCTGGCATTTTTTCGCAAGAAAATTCCCCCGCGGTCCTAGAGATTAATATTTAAAACTTTTTTTACTTCCCCCTCCCCCTGAATTGTTTTGTCTGTCTAAACAATTCAGAAATTAATGTCCTCTTTTGTTGTTCATTATTAGAGTATATTCTTTCAATTTCATTGTGAGAACTGCTGGAAAGTGGTATTAGGTTGTCTGGGTCAAGTCTTCTATCCCAATCATCTTTTATTGGTATGATATGGTGTACCATTTCCGATAATACTATTCGATTGTATTTATATAGCTGATACACGTCTATATGATTGTATCTTTGTCTTATATAGTGTGATAGCTTTGTCCATTCTTTAGACTTATAGAATTGTTTAAGCTTCTTATCTCTGATATGAATATCATAATGACTATGTCTATTGTATCCACATCTATCACATTCTTTACCTAATTCAACTTTATTACCACACTTACATACCCTCGTCAATGCCATCCTCTATCACCTCTATCATATCCATCATATCCACTGTCAAATATGACATATCTATTATTCTGTAATATTTATTTTATCCTATTCATCAAACCCTATACATATTGATTTAATCTATACTTTATTGGTATTCTTACTATACTTTTTTGACTCCAATATTACACCGACTCAATATGTCATATATTGCTACTAAATTAAAAATAACGCATTGATTCATAGGCATCAGATATTGTGTCCTGATTAATACCTATATATCTTAGCGTTATACTTGGGTCTGAATGATTGAATATATTTTGCAATACTGCAGTATCTTTTGTAGCATTATAATAATGATATCCAAATGTCTTGCGAAGACTATGTGTACCTACATTTTCAATACCGAACGTATTACATGTATCCTTAACTATCTTATATGCGTGTTGCCTGCTTATCGGATTCATACCGGTAGAACTATTAGCTATAAGATACTCATACTCTTCCTTACCGTTAATGTAGTCTTCCAGTTCTTTTTTTAAAACTTTATTTATTTTTATAACCTTTCCTTTACCGGTCTTCTGTTCCTTCATCCTTATTGACTCTTTCCCCCGTACATGTTTTACTTGCAATTTTAGAATATCTGAAATACGAAGACCTGTATAAATTCCTATACAAAATAATATGAAATTTCTCAAATTAGTTTTCTTTAAATATTTTAATATATCTTCTAATTTATTTTTGTCCCTAATCGGCTCTACATAATTCATTATATCCTTCCTTTTTATTTTAAGTATATCAAATAAAAAAGGACATTCCATTGGATGCCCTTTTATCTGCTCTGTTTGTGGGGGTATGATTTCACACTACCATTATACCACATAGTCAACTGCATTTTACTGCACAAATATTTTTTTGCTATAAATATTTTTCTATACTATCCAAAGCTTTTTTATGTAATTTATAGATTTTCCTAACGCTCCATCCTAAATCACTAGATATCTTCTCCCAGCTTTCGCCTTTAATATATCTTTTTCTCAATATTGATTCTAATACATGATCGTCTATCTCAGATATTTTCATACTTACTTCTTCTATTAATTCTAGTTTTTCCCTAATTTTGTCATTAATCTCTGATTTTATCTCAACTATTTTGTGTATTACATTTTCAAAACTACCTATATTGGAAGTCTGCACCTTACTCTCACTATAATCAATAGCCCCACCTTTTGCAATTGTGTCTAACATTAATAATTCATCTTCCAATGTCTGAATATATTTATCTGCTTTGTATAGTCTTAATAAATATTTTTTACCTTCCATGCTATCCCCCCCTACATTCCTACTCTTTAATTTTCCAACCTACAATACTCCCATATACAATTCCACTATGTTTCAAATCGTCATTATAATTTTTCACTACACTCATCTTGTACTCTGCTAAATCTTTTGCTTTAATCACTTCTTTAAAATTCGCATGCATTCCCCTTCTTTGTACCTCAATACCCACATTATCATCTATTGCCCATTCCAAGAATTCTAATAAACTTTCTTTTCTAGTCATATTAACCCTCCTAATATATTACTTCTAAATATCCTACTCCACACCAAATGACTTCTTAGTATCACTCACTATTTTATGAAATTCAACTTCTCTCCCACGCTTTGGTACTACAAATCCATCTCTTATCTTACCAGCACCCTCACGCAAACATTTAATTGCAGTCACTGTCTCAACAAAATTCTTTTTATTTTTAGTCCCATATTTCTCTTCAAATGTTTTTTTCTTATTCCCCATTAGAATGGCACCTCCTCATCATTTACACTACTTTCTTCAATCCCTACAGGCTCCTCTTTCTTAGCACTTAGTTTTTCCACTCTTTTGCCTGCTACCTTTGCAAATGTTCTTGTCTGTCCTTCAGAGTCATATCTGTCAATCCTCATAGCACCATTCACAGCTATCAAAATCCCTTTTGATATATAATTTTGTACATATTCTGCAGTATTACCCATCACTTCTACCGGAATAAAATCAGTCTCATAATCTCCATTCGATTTTTTATAATCTCTATCTACAGCCACAATAAATCTTGCTAATAAAGTTCCCGTAGGCAAATACCTAGTCTCAGGATCTCTCGTCAATCTCCCAATTATCGTTATGTTATTCATACTCATCAGCTCCTCTAGTATTCATATACATCATTTTTTAACTATTTCAGCACCCATTTTCCTAATATTTCACTGCTTGCTACACCTTCCAACATACATTGCTCTCTATACTTCTCAGTGCTATCTATATCTTCCTCACGCTCATATAACAGCTTTTCATTATGAAATTTCATCAATCCAGTGTCTTCAAATAATTCATTCAACAGCTTAGCATTATCTCTGATATTCACATATCTCCTATATGGTACTATCAATGACTCCACCATAATCTTAGTCCCTATCTCTGCACCGGTGATATTATCCTTCCACCTGTCAATGGCTTTAATTAACTCGCCTAGTTTTTTGTGTACCGGAAAGAAAATATCCTCCCCATCTACATATCCTCTGTATATTCTCATCTCCTACTCCTTCCAATCATTCCTGACTGCTTCTACAAGAAAGCCTATATTTTTATCAACCGTCCTGCCTCTCTGAAAAGTGAGTTTTATCTTATCCCGTAAATATACAAATCCCAATTTCTTCGACTTCAGAATGCCAACTATTTTATTTTTACTTTTTTCGTCAACTCCATAATGCTTTAATATAAATTCACACCTTTCTAGTTCCTCTAAGTATTTTTTATTTTTAAAATCAGAGTCAGATATATATTTATTTGATTGATTATAATTAATTAATTTATTATCTATATCTTTATCTATATCTATCTCTATCTCTAATTCTAACTCTGGTGGACGATTGTCGGACATTTGTCCAACCCCTTGATTTAACTCATTTTTATCATTTTTTTCATTTTTTACCTCGGATATTTGTCGGGACATTTGTCCATCCTCTTTGTTTTCATTTTCGGGCAATTGTCGGGACATTTGTCCATCCTCTTTATTTTTATTTTCGGGCAATTGTCGGGACATTTGTCCATCCTCTTTATTTTTATTTTCGGGCAATTGTCGGGACATTTGTCCTATTTTTTTTGTCTCATCAATTTTTTTTCGGTACTCCCTCTTTCTATCACCTTCGGAACTAGACTTACCGATAAAATTTTGTATTTGCAGCATAAAGATAGTCCCATTCTCTAGCATTTCTACCAGGCCTAGCTTAGAAAAATGTACTAATGCCTGCTTGATATCTCCTACACTGTGTCTTGTCACAGTGGCAAGAATCTCAGGACTATAAGGAATTGCATCATTCATCATCAATTTTCCTGTATTTTTCAAACTTCTTAAATATAGTTTCAAAAGAATATTTGAATACTTATATCCATCCGGCAGGCTTTCCAAATATATAATTTCATCACTTTCAAAGAAATTTTCTTTAAGTTTTAAATAATAATATTTTTTATTATCGCTCATTTTTACACATCCTTTATTCATTTGCCCATCTCAAATACATTGAGATATATTCCACTACAATTAACAGTGTGTACTTAAATGCACCTAATAAATCAATTCTCATCAATACCATACCTTTCTTTGAAATAAACCCTTGGAACCTTTCCTCTAACAACTCTAAATCCTTTTTCTTTTAACTCTTCGTTAAGTTCTCTGATTACTTTGTATGCATATGCTTTTGACATACATAATATTTTCGATATTTCTTTTGCTTCAATAAAATAATTATTCGTTTTGATCACCCCCCTAAACATTGTTGTTTTCATATAATTTCCTTGCTATAATCTAAATGCAGGCACATTTGCTGAGTCTATAGAAAGGGGGAAATTGCTATGAAAATAGATGGAATTGATAATTTTATTAATACTCTAGAACAGTTATCCAATAATGCTAAAGATTTAAGCTCTACGACTTCTATAAATCTTGAAGATGCATTCACGGAATCTTTCATGAGTACGCACACTAAATTTAATGATTTTCAAAGTTTTTTAGAATCTGGTGGGTTTAAAGCTTCAAACCAAGAAGAATTTGACAGTATTGATACAGATAAATTAGACGAATATGTATCACAAAATACTAGTTTTAACTCTTTTGAAGATATGCTTACTGAAGCGACTATGCCACACCTAGAAGAAATATTATTTAAAAATATTTAAATTTAGCACTTTTCGTTAATTGACTCAATTAGAGAATTTATTTCTAATAACAAATCTCTAACTCGAGTCAATTTTTCAATTTGTTCATCAACATTTGTGATTGATAAATCAATTTTTATGCCTTCGTGTTTCATCTCTCATCACCTCGCTTTCTTTTTGTGATATCTTCTACTCCCTGTGCTATAATTGTGTTACAGGCATGATTGCCGAGTTTATAGAAAGGAGAGTATAGTATATGAAACTTAATCCTGATTGTATGCGTGATATACTTATATTTGCTGAAAATATAGAATACGGTACTCAGTCAACCCTTACCAAATTAAGCGAGGCACTTCCACAGTATTCGATAGAAGAACTAGATTATTCATCTGGAAAATTATATGAAGCCGGGTTTATTGATGCAACGTTCTTGCCTAAACAAAGACATATCGGCGACGTGCTTTCTAAGTTAAATGGTTTAACCTATGACGGACACCAATTATTAGCAAATATTCGTAATGAAAAAATTTGGGAACCCACTAAATCAATAGCAAAAGAAATTGGTGCAACATCTATTCAAGCACTTACTCAAATTGCCACTGGTGTAGTTACTCAAATCATCACAAAACATCTAGGTTATTAATTTTTACCACTTAAGTCGTTGATTGTGTTTTTAATGCCATAATCAACGGCTTTCTTCATTAATCGCCTTAGCTCATCTTCGCTTAGCTTTCCATATTTTTCTTGATATATACAAAATGCTCCAATAAAACCTCTTGACCAAAATATCCATTTGTGTACTGCATATAAATTGGTTGCTATTAATAATAAAATCGCTACTTTCACTTTCATCACCTCACTTTTTATTCTTATCAACATGAATATTTTTCAAGTAATATTTCAAAAAAAATTAACATATTTTTAACTCACATAGGGAAACTTTATAGTAATTTGCCAAAGCTATGCATTTTCCAATAGGCACGTTACTTAAATCTTTTTCCCAAGAACAGTATGTTGGTGTTGATACCCCAATGTCTTTCGCAACTTGACGCTGCGTTTTATTCTTTCTAGCTCTAAGCTCTTTTAAAGTATACTGTCTTTCAATCATACTTATCACCTCTCTTTTGTAATTATTATTTTACATGAATATTTTTCAAGTGTCAATGCTGTTTTTGAATTTTTTTCAAGTTTTTTTATTTTTTTATAAAAATAGCTTGAAAAATAATCAAATATATTATATGATGTTTGTATAAAGGGGGTTAGATATATGTATCTTTCAAGAAATCTAAAATATTTAAGGAAAAAAGCTGGATTGTCTCAAGATTTTATTGCTCAAAAGTTTGGATATAAATCTTTTACAACAATCCAAAAGTGGGAAACAGGTATTTCAGAGCCTAGTTTTTCTACAGTTAATGAATTGTGTATATTGTATGGTGTTAATTTGGAAGATATCATATATAAGGATCTATCATCCGAAAATATAATTGAAAAAGAAAAAAATAATACAATAACTAAAAATGAAGAAATGCTTTTAAATAAATATGGCAAATTGAATGATTTAGGACAAAAAGAAGCAATTAAAAGAGTTTCAGAATTAACCGAAATTGATAAGTATACAAGGGTAAATATTACTACTATGGCAGCTCATAACGACGATAACAGCGAAGAACAGCAAGAACTTATGATGAAAGATTTTGAGGAGATGGATAAGTGGTAAACAAATCCTCTCTATCAATATATGAGGAAATGCTAGAAGAAGCATATGGCGAGGGAATAATAGTAAAAGAAGTTGAGTTGCAGAGTAACGCAACTGGTTTATACAAAGACAATAAAATAGCTATCAATAAATCTATTGATTCACAGTATGAAAAAAATTGTGTTCTTGCTGAAGAATTAGGTCATTATTATACTACTGTTGGTAATATAATTAATTTAAAAGACTCATATAACCGAAAACAAGAATTGCAGGCTAGAAAGGTAGCATATAACAAACTGGTTCCAATAGCTAAACTTGCAGAAAAATATTTTTCAGGATTCGCAAATAATCTGTCTGAGATGGCTGAAGAATTAGAGGTTACTATTGACTTCCTAACTGAAGCGTTGGAATATTATGAGTCAAAATATGGAAAATACATGATTATGGGCGAATACCTTATCGTATTTAGTCCTTTTCATGTATACAAAAAAGAAAACGTTTATCATAATCTTTAGGATTTTGATATATATTTTAATTTTTTATGGAGGTATTAAAATGGAAAAAACAAAGAGAAGTAAATTGGCTTTAATCTCGATGATATTGGGAGCATTGTATTTGATTTATATCATTTACTATTTTACTAGCAATATGGCATCAACAACTGGCGGTGCTGATACCGTTGGTGTTGGAATTGCTACAATGCTTGTTCTTCCTCATATATTGTGTACTGGAATTGCCTTACTTTTCAATATTCTAGGATATTTCATGAATAAGGCTGGTTTTATGCTAACATCTGGAATCCTATATGCAGTAGCTATGGTATTATTCCTAATTTATTTTATGTTTGTCATAATTCAGATGATACTATCATTTGTTGCATATGCAAAAATGAAAAAAGAAAAATAACTTTGATTTTAAAAAATAAGAATTATAGTTGTACCTTGAAAATTAAATAGTTACAGACATTTAAACATAATTGCATTATTCATGCTACTGTAATATAATAGTAATATAGCTGTTGATAAATATGTATATAAAATGTGGAAAAGTAATAAGGGAGGTATGGTGGACATGACTACTCTATTTGAAGTTGCAAAAAACTTTCTTGACAGAGAGCCTAGTATGTCTCTTAAGAAACTACAAAAATTGTGTTGGTATGCATACAGCTGGTTTATTGCTCTAAATAATGAACCAGATGAAGAAAATTTAGCTTTATTGTTCAATAATCGTGCAGAAGCATGGGTACATGGTCCGGTCTTTAGAGATTTGTATATTGACTATAGACATTCAAATATGA